ACCAGAACTGATAGGGAGCTAGTTAAGCTCCTCCTATGCGTAGGACTCACCTCCCTCAGGTTATGCATCAATCCATTGATGCATATCCTGCCACCTCATTTTCACCCGTAACCGGGCACCTTTGAGGAAAGGTGTTCGATCGTTCTGGACATGCCAGGCGTAAAGCCCGCATATACCAGAAAGCTCTGAGAGACGCCCAACTTGAACTAGTGTTGGTGCGTAAACTTCAGTTCTCTGTAAACTCTTATTCCAGCGAATTCGCATCCCATTCGGGAAGCAAGTGCGAAAATAAGTATCACAGATACCTGAAATTTCTACGTACAGAGCAGGGATATCCTTCCGGAATCCTTGCTCGAGACTATTTTTCATGTCTCGCCATTGTACGTAACTCTTCCAATCATAGACACTTGCTGTTCGGGGTTTATAAACCCGAACTGGCTGGCCGAGGAACACCCATTCGCCACAGCTCTCCCTTACGGGAGAAAAACTGCAACTTTTGGAATTGTTCACGACAAGCCCGCAGGTTTCTAGCACATGTGCGACGCTATCGAACCCCCAAAGGGGGACGATAATATCATCTCCGAACACGCGGATAGCAACATTAAGATGCTTCTGCTGACGAGGATGATAGGAATCCCGGATATGGATGAGAGTCCCAAGGCTTAACGCCCAAAAGACTAACGTCTCTAACGGGAAGCATGTCGCATTACCCATAGTCGCTAAGCAATTGGTTTTAACACGAGTATTAAGCTCGCGGATAAAAACATTGCGACTGCGATAACGGGTGGCTAGGCGGAAGATCCATCTCGGTAAGACAAGGCGAGCCAGTTTTAATGATATTAAATCTGACGCATCCTTGAGATCAAGCGTAGCGAATTCGTTATTGTAACAAAGTCGCTGACTTGGTTCCGTATCGAGAAAGCTGATGGATCGACGCGTGAGAGCGCATGCGTGTACGTGCCTATAGAGAATATCCATTAAGCCCTGTTGGGCGAACTGGTTCTCTTTAGGTTCTATGCAAATCATCCGAGGACCTCGAAAATCCTTGGGGACAGCGCATAGACGCGCATCGGGTTGGT